AAAAGTCCTTTCTTTTCGATTGCTTGCCCGCATAGTTGAAAAGGTGTAGAACTTATGATAAACTATAGTTGTATTTTTTATCATCCTTTCCATTGCTTGTCACATGGAAGGTTGAAACCTCACACTCAAAGATGGCCGTCGGAGAGTGTGGGGATTTTTTATTTTTTTAAAACTTTCAACTTAATTCGTATCTTGAATGAATCCTTAACTGTACGAAGTCTACCACTATCTGGATTAATATCTTTGTAATCACCGCCATAAATTTCAGCATTTTTGATAACTTCATTATTTGAATCTGTTGTTAATCTTAATACTTTTCTATTTTTTGACTTGGTGACATAGCCTAAGTGATAACCTCGAACCACAATTTTAACTGCATTAGGGTCAAATTTATTGTCAAATTCAGGGATAAACTCTACATCTGGAATTTTAAAAGGCAAGTATTTATAAAATCTTCCTCCAAAAATTAATTCCTCTTGAATTTCTTTAGAAGTATATCCTAAATAAGGGGTATCATCTGATTCTCTTATAAGTTCTTGACATAAATTTGAGAAAGCTTCTTGGCGATAAGATATTCCTTTCACTTTTAGAATAACATCATAAATAGTTCTCTCGTCAATCTCTTGTTTTTTTATTCGATCTTCTATTTGAACAACCAATAGTTTATTCAGTTCTTCAATTTCATACTCTAGTTGTTCAGTATTAGATTGCCTAGGAAAAACACCAATCAAAAAAAGAATAACTAAACTGCCGATAATAAAAGAGAAAATTGTTAGTAGTATATTTCCAACAATACTAAGCAGAAAAACAGATATTAAAGTCAGCAAAACCAAAAAGGCTATCAAAGACCTTTGGTTTTCCAGTTTACTAATTGTTTTTCTATGTTCATCTATTAGTTCTTTGATTTCCTTTTCTGTAAGAGTAGTAAACATATAGCACCTTAACCTTAATTTTCAATTGGCATGAAATTACCAACAATTTTTCCAATAATACGAGGATCCTCATCGTAAGGTGCAAATCTATCTTTATATTTTGGATTAAGGGAGACTAAGCGCAATCCATCAGGTTCACGATAAACCTTTTTAATATACGTTTGACCGTCCCAATCAATGGCATAGACCGCTCCGTCATAATCAAAACCAGTCTCTTTTATGAGGACAACCTCTCCGTTTTGGAACTTAGGTTCCATAGAGTCACCAAAAACCCAAGAGGCAAAATCATGATCTAAATCTTTATTATAAAAAACAGTATCATAGTTTCCGTCGTTAAAATAAGAGTAACCATTACCAGCCGCCAATTTTTCAAAAACACGGTATTCAAAAAGCTTTTCCTCAATTGTGATTACTTTATTATTTTGCTCTTTCAATTGTTCGTTAGCGTAGTTAAGAACCTTTTGTTTTCTCGGAGTTGATAACCTGACAACCTTTTCAGTAATTTTATGAACCAACGGGGATGTGGGAATTTTTAGCTCTTTTACTTCCTGGGCTTTATCCTCTATTAAGTCTGATTTATTAACCCCAAAATAGTCTGCAAGTAATTCGATTTTTCCTATCCGAGGATAAGTTATGCCTTTTAACCAATCTCTTACAGTAGTGTACTTCAATCCGAGATCAGAACAGAGCTTATTTCTATCAATCCCTCTGCTACTCATCAAATTTTCCAAGTTTGCAGAAAAAATTTCTTTACTTTTATTATTGCTCATTTTTATCACTCCTTTATATAGTATATATTACGGCAAAAACGCAAAAAAGTAAAGAAAAAAATAAAAAAATACGAAAAAAACGCAAAAAACACTTGACATTGCGGTTTAACCGCATTATAATATAGTCATAGTTGAGTCAGTCAATTATAAAAAAACGATAGAAAGGACAGCAACATGCCAAAAATGACTCTTAAAACATTGCGAACGCTAAAGAACTGGCGACAAGTGGACGCAGCTAAGGCCCTTGATGTCTCTGCTGATACTTGGGGAAATTGGGAACGAGGTAAAACAGAGCCTACCGTGACGCAGGCTTATCAAATCGCTACTACTTTTGATGTGTCTATTGATGACATTATTTTTTTACACGACATTGCGGTTTAACCGTAATAGAAAATGAGCACTATGAACAACGCAAAAAAGCACCTGACGGAAATCAGGTACTTACTTAAACAATTTAAACTATTATATCACAAAGATGCTTGCCCGCATAGTTGAGAGGATGTAAAAAATGGAAGGTATAACGTTACAATTACGATTGGACGGCGAAAGTGCTGAATTGTTCACGAATCAATTATTGGCTTTTGCTGAAAAGCAGGTCAAGGAGAAGCTAGAGAATGATCGTATGCCAATCAATCAACAAGCCTTGATGAAGAAGTTCGGCTTTACTCACGGCTATATTAAGAAGTTAGAACGCAAAGGATTAAGATTTCGTAAGCAAGGGAAAGATATTATGTACGATGTCAATGATGTTTATGAAATTTTGGAATTAGAAAAAGAAGTACGAAAATTAAGAGCATGAGGAGAAATAAGATGAATAATAAAAAAGCATACAAACATAAGATGAAGAAAGAGAATAGACCAGGTTTACGAAATTTCTTTGAAAAATATGAACACGAAGATGAAAATCTAAAAAAAATTGTACAAAATTTATCCACCGAGAAATTTAATCCACTTGACAAACCAATCGATTACAACGGTTCATTTGGACATGATTTTATGTCGATAATGTGGGCAACACTGCTTATTGATATTTTAAAAAATCTTAGAAAAGAGGCTTCATGCTCTGCTAGTGATTTAGATTTAAAACTTGGCTTCACTAAAGGATACCCGATGGCTAGTATTGTAAACACTCAGACAAAACCAACCAAAAAGAATGTAAAAATACTTAGCAAAATCTTTGATAGAATGCATATTCTGTTTCCTGAAGAAACAAAACGAGCAAGAGAAAGAGAAAGCTTAGATAAATACATTGATGTGAATGAAATTTTACAAAGAACATTGTTACTTCATGGATTTAATGAATCCGCTAACGCTCTCAAAAATTATGAGAACGAAATCGATTTAGAACTAGAATCCGATGAACAGACAGAAATAGATAATAGAATTATGTCTAACATCTATGAACTAGTTATAAGTGATACCATCATTCAGTTTAACGAAGATGACACAGTGCTTAGTGTATTGAAGAAAATAAAAGAACAGACAAATTTGAAGTTTGAAGTTTTTGAAACACTGAAAGAAAAAGTTATTTAGGAGAAGGGAAATGACAGAACCAACTTTATCAAGCCAATTGCTTGGCTTATTAACTATCTTTATCGTGGTCTTCATCCTGCTGCTACTTACATCCAAAGATGAAGAAAAGACTGAAGAAAAAACAGCGATTATCATCGAAGAGGCTGAGAATTTTAGAGAAGTTGTACGAAGAAACTTGAAAAATAGCGATAGGAGATTCACATATGACACACAACCTCCTATAGGCCTCGCTTCATCGATTGAGGATGTACCACAAGTTTTTAGATCATGCATCGAAGACTATGACAGACTCGCTCAGGACTACCAGGAAGAAGCAAGTAACAACGATCTTTTACGAAAACAAAATGAGAACCTCTTAGAAGAAAATGGACGATTACTCTACAAGGAAATGACTATGGATTTTCGTCAGAATCCTAGAAAATGGAGGGCAAAGACATGACTGTTAGTCGTGATATGAGCGTGATGGAAATACGTGTGTTAAACATGATCATGAATTGCGCTACTTTCGATTTGCCCATTCAAGCAAGTGAAATTCGCTTAGAAACCGGACTGTCGAAGCGTAAGCTGGAAGAGATTATCGAAAGCTTGCGTGTGAATTTTAGGCATCCTATCGTAGCTAAGAAGATGAAGCCAAACGGATACTACTTGCCACGAAGTGAGGAGGAGCGACAAGCTGGGCTTGCGCCTTATCGCAGACAAATCTTGACCGAGCAAAAGAACCTTGCTGCAGTGATGAATGTTGATCTAGAAAAATATTGGGGGAATAGCGCATGAGTGATGATTTTAGAATACCACCTCATGATCTAGTAGCTGAACAATCTGTTCTTGGAGCGGTATTTATCGCACCTGACACAATCATTTCGCTGGCAGATGAATTGCTCCCTGATGATTTTTATAAACCAGCTAACAAGATTGTATTTAAGACCATGTTGTCTCTCTTTAAAAAAGGGGAGCCAATTGATGCTACGACTATGGTGTCTGCTCTTACTAATCAGGGGGATATTTCAAAAATAGGGGGCATGAACTATGTTGTCGAGTTAGTGAACTCCACACCAACTTCCAAAAACGTAGAGCACTACGCTAAGCTCGTAAAAGAAAAAGCTACGCTCCGAAAGGTAATCGCTGACTTGTCAGAGTCTCTTTCTAGCGCATATCAAGGAGATGTATCAATCAGTGACATCATCTCAAAGACTGAAAAGTCTATGCTTGACATCAGCAATCAGAATACGGGTACTGGATTTCGTAATGTGGCTGATATCCTTGACACACACATGCAGATGGTCGAGGCCAGATCGCAGACAGATGGAGTTGTGACAGGTCTATCGACTGGGTTCGTTGGACTGGACAAGATTACGACCGGTCTTCACGAGGACAATCTTATCATCCTTGCTGCTCGTCCAGCGATGGGGAAGACAGCGCTAGCTCTAAATATCGCTCAATATATCGCTGTAAAAGAGAAAAAGCCTGTTGCTATTTTCTCGCTTGAGATGGGGGCAGAGAGCTTGATTGAACGAATGTTAGCATCTGAGGGCATGGTAGAAGGGTATCATCTAAAAACTGGGAATCTTAGTGTCGAGGAGTGGAGTAGGCTAGTGCATGCACAAGGGAATCTCTATGACGCACCTATTTTTGTTGATGATACGGCTGGTATTCGTATCTCTGAGATACGGTCAAAGGCTCGTAAACTTGCCCAGGAAATGGGAGGCCTTGGAGTCATTATCATTGACTACTTGCAGTTGATCACGGGGTCAAAAGGTGAGAATCGTCAGCAGGTAGTCTCTGAGATTTCTAGGGAATTGAAGATACTAGCTAAGGACTTGAAAGCACCTGTCATTGCCCTGTCACAGTTAAGCCGGGCAGTTGAGCAGAGACAAGATAAGCGCCCGATGCTGGCAGACTTGCGAGAGTCTGGCTCTATCGAGCAAGATGCTGATATTGTAGCCTTCTTGTATCGTGATGCCTACTACCAGAAAGAGCAAGCTGACAGTCAAGAAGCGAATAATGTGACAGAGCTGATCTTAGAAAAGAATAGACATGGGAGTCTAGGGACAGTGAAGTTGTATTTTCATAAGGAATACACAAAATTTTCAAGTGTGGAGGAGGTATAACCATGATTAAAAAAAGTGAAGTCACTGGTTTCTTGTCGTTTTTCAAATTTCCGAAGCCATTCATCTATGATGAGAAATATAAGACATTGAGCAATAACGCTAAAATGCTCTATATGCTTCTTTTTGATAGGTTAGAACTATCTTTAAAAAATGGCTGGCATGATAAAGAAGGGAACGTCTTCCAATATTACACAAATGAACAGTTGATGATTGACTTAAATTGTAATAGCAACAAGACGATTATCAAAATCAAAAAGGAATTGAAAGATGCTGGTCTAATGACGGAAGTCAGACAAGGGATGAACTTACCAAACCGTATTTATCTTGATGCTCTTAACGGAAGTGTAGAAAGTACATTTCAGGAAGTGCAAAAAGTACACCTTGGAAGTGTAGAAAATACACTTTCGGAAGTGCAAAAAGTACACACAATCAAGACTGAGAATACTAAGACTGAGAATAACAATAATAAATTGTTGATTTGTAAAGAAGTTATTTCTTATCTCAATTTGAAAGCTAAGAAAAATTTTAAGATTGATACTGCTAGTCATCAAAAATTTATCAAGGCAAGGCTAAAAGAGGGTTATGTCCTTGAAGATTTTAAAAAGGTTGTGGACATCATGGTCGCTAAGTGGAAAGGTACAGAGTATGAGCAGTATCTTCAACCACAAACGCTCTTCGGCAATAAGATGGACAATTATCTGAACCAGCCTATGCCAAAACGTTCTACAATTTTAACCAGTACGGTTGACGAAAGGCTAGGGTTTTAGATGAAACAGTTTAAACAATTCAGAACGAGAACAGTTCTTGATGATATCTGTGAAATCCATGGATGCCATCTTTGGTCTGTTAAAATCCCTGTCAAGGGCAAGGTTGAGGAAATCAATCAATGTCCCGAGTGCGAGAAAGAGAACATTCGGCTCTTTGAAAAGCAGTTGAATATGGAATCCGAGGTTAAAAGCAAGCTATCGGACACTTATGAGGTCTTTGCTCGCGATAGTATCGTTTCAACTAAGCTGGCCAGCAAGTCACTACATGACTATGAGATTCAGGTTGATATTGATGAAAAGGCTATGAATTTCGTGAAGCGATTGGAACGTGAGTATGCCAAAGGTATGGTTGGGAATGCTATCATCACTGGTCCGTCTGGTGTTGGGAAGAGCCATCTAACCTATGGATTGGCTCGGTTTCTCAATGAGCAGTTTAAGTCTTATGATGAACCTAAAAGCGTGCTCTTTGTGTCTGTTGTGGCTTTGTTTGATAAGATTCGTGAAAGCTTTGAGTTTGACAATGGCTATTCAGAAGCTAAGATGGTCAAGCTATTGTCTGAGGTTGATTTTCTTTTCTTGGATGACCTTGGGAAAGAGAGTCGTAAGGCTGACACGAAGCGGAACGAGTGGGCGCATCAGATATTGTTCAAGATCCTGGATAATCGGACGAATACGATTATCAACACGAATCTGTCTAGTGAAGAAATTAAAGAGCTTTACTCGGACGATTTTGGGAATGGTGCTTTATCAAGTCGTATCTTTGAGGGAGCAACTGGAAAGTGCTTTGTGTATCCAGCTGGGATGAAGGATAGGAGGTATTGATCATTAAAAAAATGACAGTTTGGGCGCTTTTTGATAGTGGAAATGGTTCTTACTTCAATGGCGCTAACTCTCTGAATAGTTCAGGGGGGGCGAATATTGAAATCTATTCAATCGGAATGGATATAGAAAACAAGAACAATCATTTCATGAATCTGGACCTTGCTAATTACAAACGTTTATTTGGTGACAATACGCTCTTTGGTGAGTTAGACAAATTACCAAAACCTGACTTGATTATTGCTAGTCCACCATGCGAGTCCTGGTCAAATGCCTCTGCCATGGAAAATGGGAATGCGTGTTGGAAACGCAATGATGTGTCTGATAGCTTGTTCGCTCCACAAGTAAGACCTTCACCATTCACGATCAGGGCAAATCAGGATTACGAGTCAGCCTATATAAATTATCAGTACGACAGACAATTTTTAAAAAGGATCAATGGGGAGCTAACAGCTTTCAACACAATAGAAATCATAAAAAGATATAGACCACAATTTTGGGTTATTGAGAATCCAGCAGCTGATAGACTGTGGCCATACATTGAGGATATTATTGGATTCAGAATTCCATACAAAAACCTAGCTAGATACAATAATTATGATTATCCTTTACAAAAACGGACGATTTTTGGAAGCAATATTGAACTTAATCTTAAAAATAAAATTATCAAGCAGGATATCGAGTGGAAAAACTTCTCAAAATCATACAACGAGAGATCTAATATACCTGAAAAATTGGTGTCAGAAATATTCAAAAAAATTTACAAGGAGTTTAGTAAAGATGATTGAACTCTATTTCATTTACAACGGTCACCGAAAGATACTCATTGGGAGTTTTGGCCACATACATAGCGCAATCAACGAATTAAAGAAACATCAAGCTAGTTACTCAGCTATCAACCATCCACGCTTTCGGAAAAGCATGAGTGGAGAAAACATCAGGATTGATTACGGAGCAGCTGATTGCTACTACTTGATTACGAAGAAAAGAGAGGAAAAGTAAGATGAATACAAAAATGAATTTGGAAGAAAAAGTTCAACAGTGGTTTGTTTATAGAAACCTACATGAAGCAAATCCTGTCAAACAGTTCTTGAAGTTGATGGAAGAATCAGGAGAATTGTTTGAGGGTATCGCAAAGGATAAATCTGAACTGATTTACGATGCGCTTGGTGATATCCAGGTAGTAATGATTGGACTTGAGCAACAGATCAAGAACGGTGCTCAGATTTCGGCTAATCAACAGGAACTCGAATTGCTGCTGATGGTTTCCAGTCTGGGTAATATCGCTCAAAAACTTTATGCTCACATTTGTCACAATGAAACTCAGATACCTCTTATTAAGTCTGATTTGATGTTTCTTGATAGCGTAGTTAGCACTGTTTCGTTTTTAAATGGAACTACCGCTGAGAATTGTTTAGATGAAGCATACAACGTTATCAAAGACCGAAAAGGGAAAATGATTGACGGAGTATTCGTCAAAGAGGAGGATTTGCCAGATGACACCAAGATATAGAGCATGGCATCTTGAGTTAGGCAGAATGATGCTAATAAAAAACATGTGGTTTCAAGACGGTTCAGTTGAAGAACTTGAATTGAACGATGCAGTCATGAACGACTACATCACAGCATGCCCTGATGAAATCGAACTCATGCAAACAACAGGTCTTTGTGACAAGGAAGGTACAGAAGTTTTTGAAGGTGATATCTTACATCATCAGATACAGACAGAATATACCTTTATTGTCAAATACGACAAAGACAAAGGTCGCTGGTACGGTGATGGTCTGAGTCGTACCTATCGGATTGACATCACAAAGGAATTTTTACAATACTACAAAATCATCGGCAACATCTACGAAAATCCTGAGCTTTTGGAGGTGGAAGGATGAAACCTCGCAAATATCCATATTCAGGAAGAAGAAAAAGGCAAGATACTTCGTCGTTAATGTTTTCTGCACGACCAATTTTTAAAGAAGTTCCAATTGTAGAAGAAGTTAAGGTTGAGTTCGAAGTTGAAGCTAGTACAGGGCGCATATATCCAGAAACGATAATACATTTAGATATTTCTGGGTATGGAAATAGAGTGCATTCAGTACATCGCTTCCCTGGAACCTTACTGAGTGTTGGTGAGTCAATCCAACTAAAAATGCTTTTCTATAAAAGACTTAGAAATTTTACTACAGATCGTTTCTTGACGTTTAGAGAATCTGATTGGAAGCTCTTTATCCGTGACCTGGTCAACGAATTTGTGCATTAGAAAGTTAGTGAGGAGATGGAATATGAGAATAAAAACATCAAATGATTCTATCATCAACGTTGATAGCGTGAAGCATAGCATCACAATTGAAGGAGTTGAATTTGGTTCAGATTGTAGTGCTTTGGTATCTAAGAACAAAGACGGGACAGGAACAATTACTCTGATATTTGAAGGAAAAATTATTTGAAATACACGAGGAGATTTGCAAGATGCAGCTAAGATTAAAAGAACTTAGAGAGGACCTAGGGCTCTCTGTCAAAGATATGGCTAGGGATACGGGTGTTTCTCAAAATACAATTCACTTGTATGAGCGAGGTGGATATCCATCTATTAAGCAAATTGAAATGATTGCTAAAACCTATGATGTAAATCCCGCTTGGCTTGTAGGGTGGATAGATGATGAAATGATGCCTGCAATCCAGGTAGTTGAAAAAGTGGTCTACAAAGAGAGTCCAACAGCAAGACTGCCAGATTATCACAATAACAATAACGATGGTAAAATTATCAAATGGGTTAAATCCAAAAGATATATGGGAGGTAAGGTTTGGTCAAAAAGAACTTAACAAAAGCACGAAGGGATTATCTCGAGTTTGAACTCGATGATAAATATTTAAAGATTGACAAACTTATTGGCCAGCGTAGACATGAGCTAGAACGTTTGTACGAAGTTAAGCATCTTACTGTTCCTGGTATTGATGATACTGGAGCAAGTGGCAGCGGGACATTCGTCAACAGGTCGGAGAATCTAGCGGTTGCTTATGCAAGCGATCCTATGATTTTAAGATTAGAAAATCTCCAAAAAGCTATCTCCCAATTACTAGAAAATCTAGAACCAGATGATAAAAAAATCTTTTATCTTCGTTGGGGAGAACATACTGGCTACGACTGGATTCAAGTTTGGCACATCATGGAAAACGGAGATACAGGGTACTTGTATAGGCACAGCAAGCAAATTTACAGAAGGCGTGAAGTGATTCTCGATACACTTTCAAATTTGCTCTTTATGTAAAGTTGTCAAAAAAACATATAGAATTGACAAAAAGAGTGTGATAAATTAGTATCATGAAGAATAGCAGAGAGGAAACCTCTGCTTTTTTTGTGCATTAAAAAGGAGGTGAGGATATGTGGTAGTTGTTGAACCAATCAGAAATAGAGATGATGTTCAGCTTATGATTGAATGGCTGACGAAGCATAGCGCAGTCAAAGAGTCAGATAGACAACGTAACCTCATGCTCTTCTTATCTGGTGTTAATCTAGGGTTTCGTATTGGTGATATTGTTAAACTAAAAGTAAAGCATGTTAAAGGCTGGCATGTCCAGATTGTCGATGAAAAGACAGACAAGCCAACAAAACGAAAGATGCCAAAGAAATTCAAGAATGCAATGAGGCAGTACATCAAAGACAAGAAAGACGAAGATTTCCTCTTTCCAAGCCGAAACGGAAAGCACCAGCACATAAAACCTAACACAGCTTATAAGATCATCAAGAAAGCTGCTGAAGAAGTTGGTCTGGAAAATATAGCGACTCACTCGATGAGAAAGACTTTCGGTTTATTCATGTATGAGCAAACCAAAGATGTTGCTCTGATAATGGACCTACTCAACCACTCGAGTCAGAGCATTTCACTGAGATACATAGGCAAAAATCAAGATTCACAAGACAGAGCCATGACGAAGTTTCAGGGCTTTTAATTTTTTTATTTTACAATCAATTCATTGTTTTGAGGTTATGATGATTTCATTTCACACATGCAGGACAAACGCTTGATAAATCTGAGTTAAAACTCATGTAGCGAATTCATTAGAATATGTAAAACAAGGAATTGAGAGAGCAGAAACAAAGGAGTTTACATAGTTATGAAAGGCACTTTTAAAAGACTATCTAATAAAAGAACAACCAACCAAAAACCATTAGGAAAAATTGTAGTTGGAGTCGAAATTGAAAATGACTCAGAATTAAAAGAGTTAATTCAAGAATGTTGCGAAGCAATCGAACACTTGAACAATTGCATTGACAAGCTAAATAAATTCGAGCTCAAAGCATCGACATCAATAATCGAATGATTGAAGTTTCAACTCGAGCAGACCGAACAGAGTTTTATAATTCAAGTGACTGGAAATCACTTCGCAAGTTTGCACTCGAACGCGATCACTACGAATGCGTTTGGTGCAGAGAAGAAGGCAAAGTTACAACAGAGAACCTAGAGGTTGACCACATCAAGGAGCTAGAGTTCTATCCAGAGTTCGCTCTTGACTTAGATAACCTTAGAACTCTATGTAAGGAATGTCACAATAAACGTCACGGTCGTTTCCAATTTCGAAAATCTAAAAAAATGATTGAGAAAAAATTCAGAACAGACGAATTTTGGGGATGATAACACCCCCCCGGTCAAAAAAATCCAGTATTTTTAAGGTTTTGGGAACCGGTGGGAGGGGTTAACTGTCCAAATTTTTAACAAAAAATTAAAGGGGGTGGGGGGTAATGGAAGAATACTCAGAAAAAAATATAAAAGAATTAGAAAATCAGCTACTTTCTAAAATCGGCTATTTTAGTCCTAGAAAAAAGGATGCGATCCAGTACGAAAAAGTGAATCGTTATCTTTATCTCGTCAGACTGCTCTACGAGCTGAAAGCCAAACTTCATGAAGACGGATTGGTCATCACTGTCCACAACGGCCAACAAAGATTCCAAAAAGCGAATTCTCTCATCAAGGAAATCAACACAACAAGCAATCAGCTTTTGGCGATTGAGCGCTCGTTTGATTTCGAGGTTGAAAATTCTCCTGTTGAGAAATCTACGTCTGGAAGTGATCTGTTATGATTTCTCATCCGCTAGTTGATGACTACATCAAAATGGCCGAGAGTGGAGAAATCGTCGTCAACAAGGAAAGAAAGCTGCTGTTTAAAATTATCAAGGAGAAAATCTATCCTCGTGATGATTTGTATTTTGATAATGACCTGATTGAGAAATTCATTCGGTTTACGGAAAAGAACTTTTTTCCTCTAGCGAAATACCAGCTTTTCTTGACCCCGTTCATTTTTCTTTTTAGGAAAGAGGATGGGGAACCACACTTTGACGAGTATCTGTACACACTAGCTCGTGGGGGTGGTAAGAATGGTTTCATGTCAGCCAGGTCATCGTTCTTTATCAGTCCTATCTACCCTATCAGAGATTATGATGTAACTATCACCGCTAACTCTGAGAAACAGGGGAAGGTGTCATTTGAGGAAGTTTATGAGACCATTCAAAGGCGTGGTCTTGAGGACCATTTCTATCTAACTAAAATGTCTATTACAGGTCGAGCGAACAACTCGGTCTTTTCTTTTCGGACGAATAATCCGAAAACGATGGACTCTGCTCGTGATGGCTGTCTTGAGTTTGACGAGATTCACCAATTTGAAGATGATAAGGCCGTGAAGGTTCAACGGTCTGGTCTTGGTAAGATTGCTCATGCTCGGACTTTCTACAATGGTACGAATGGATATGTGCGTGAGGGATTTTATGACAAGCTGATAGAGAAGTCTATGCAGATCCTGAATGGAGAGGTTGACGATTTCAGGCTATTCCCTTTCATCTGCAAGCTAGACAGTGCAGATGAAGTGGACGACATGAAGAATTGGCCAAAGGCAAATCCGATGTTGGATGAAAGTACTCCTTATGCTAAAAGGCTGCTTGCGAGAACCAAGGCTGACTATGATGATCTTGAGTTGGAACCGTCTGGACGTCAGGAGTTCATGACTAAACGGATGAACCTTCCTGAAGCAGACCTTGAGAAAGATGTTACCTCTCGTGAAAAACTAGTTGCTTGTTTGCGTTCTCCTGGTATTGACTTGAAAGACCGGTCATGTGTGGCTGGCTTTGACTATGCGAGTATACGAGACTTTGCGAGCGTTGGTTTGCTCTTCAAGAATGGTGATGAGTTCATCTGGAAGCAACACTCATTTGCGAGGAAATCATTTTTGAAAGCTTTCAAGCTAAAAGCGCCTATTGAAGAATGGGCTGAAAAAGGTCTTTTTACAATCGTTGATGGTCCAAGTATTGATCCACGGCTATTGATTGCCAAGCTGGAAGAATGGAGAGAACTTTATCAGATTGAGCTTGTATGCGCCGATGGTTTCAGAATGGACTTATTGAAACCCTTGCTAGAAGAGGCTGGCTTTGAATATGAGTTCTTGCGCAATCCTGGGGCGATTCAATCCAAGGTCGCACCAATCATCGAAGATGGATTCGCAAATGAGCGATTTATCTTTGGAAATGACAACTCTATGATTTGGTATACGGATAATACCTACGTCAAAGAGGACAAGGATGGCAATAAGCGTTTCTTGAAGAAAGAACCTGTCAGAAGAAAGACGGATGGCTTCCATGCCTTGATTGCTGCTCTTTACAAGAGGGAGCTGGTGCAAGAGTCAAATGTCGGGGAATTCCTAGATATGATTGATAGTTGGGAATTTTAAACTAAGTATAAATTTTGGGTGGGTGGTCGGCAGAAACTAAAAGAAAGGAGGAAGTGCATTGGGGTTACTGAATTTATTTAAGCGTGAAGTGCCAGAGGTTGGTTTTGAGTTCGAGGATCTTGAGCGGATGTTTGGGAATCTGCAACTCAAAAGCTTAGCGATTGATAAGTCAGCCGAGTTCATCGCTCGAATTTTTGCTAAGTCAGCATTTAAGTATCAAGAAAACGGTAAGGCTAAGCCTTCTGATTGGGACTACTTGCTGAATGTAAGGCCAAACAAAAATGAATCTGCGTCAGACTTTTGGCAAAAGGTCGTCTATCGGTTGATCACTAAGAATGAGGTCCTAATCTTTCTTACAACTGATGACCAGTTGCTCGTTGCTGACTCTTATACACGGACTAAATATGCTGTTTATGATGATGTGTTTGAGTTTGTAACTTGTAGAGGTTTCACATTCGAGAAACGTTTTCGGATGAGTGAAGTCATTTTCTTACAGTACAACAATAATCGACTGCAAGATTATATTTCTGACTTATTTGCTGATTACGAGAAGTTGCACACTCGTTTGGTCGAGGCCTTGGCTAGGAATAATCAAATCAGAGGAACTCTGAAAACCAAAAACAATGGGAGTTTTGATAAGCAGATGCGTGATAAACTCCAATCATATGCTGATGGTCTTTTTAAATCATTTAGCACTAAAACGATTGCCATTGTTCCAGCTCAAGATGGAATGGAATATTCCGAGCATACGAATACAACAGGGACTTCAAATATTTCTGTTGATGAGTTGAAGAAACTTCGTCGGCAATTTGATGATGAGGTCGCGGATGTCTTAGGGGTTCCAACAGCTTTAAGTCATGGCGATATGGCCAATCTTGAAAATAGCCAAAAAATGTTTAATAGTTATTGCTACCAATCACTCGTTAAGAAAATGAGTGATGGGCTTAATTTCGCTTTAGTATCAAGACGGGAATACGAGCGCAATAATCTATTTGTAATCATTGGTGAAGGTCAGAGAGATAAGTTTGCACTCGCTGAAAACATTGATAAACTTATTTCTTCTGGAGCGATGACTCGAAACGAGGTGCGCTCTGAACTTGGCTTAGAATCTATCCCTGGTGGCGATAAATTCCTCATCACCAAAAACTATCAACTTGGTGAACAGTTAGAGAAAGGAGGTGAGAAAGAAGATGAAAGTAATTCCGATTAAGGGTACGATTATTTCTAACGATGATCGATGGATTTATGACTGGCTTGAGTGGGAAGCTACCGCTCCAAAAGATGTCGTCCTTCCTGAAAGTGGTGAACCGATTGAAGTTCATATCAATTCGGGAGGAGGGGATGTTTATGCTGGTAGTGAAATCTATACTGCTCTACGCTCATATCCTGGTGACGTGACTGTGAAGATTGTCGGTATTGCAGCAAGCGCAGCAAGCGTGATTGCAATGGCAGGAGACACGGTTGAAATCAGTCCGACTGCCCAAATCATGATCCACAATGTTTCAACGCAAGTAAATGGAGACCATAATGCCTTGCTTCACGAGGCTGGTGTTCTAGAAGGGTTTAACAAATCTATTGCTAGTGCCTATGTTCATAAGACTGGCAAGGCTCTTGACGACTTGCTTGCTTTGATGAATAAGACTACTTGGTTTGATGCCGAGTCAGCTTTGAATCATGGGTTTGTAGACAAGATTATGTTTACAAACGAAGTTGCTCCGACTCTAGTAGCGAGTGAAACTCCTATGATTCCAAGTGATTTTATCGAGAAAATAAGGTCAGCAATGACACCGGATATTGATAAAATCGCAGAACTGGTGGCGAATAAGCTAGAAGCTAGACAAATTGAAAAAGAGGCTTTCGAAAATAGCGAATTTGTACAGAAAAAATTCAATTTTCAAGAAAGTCCAGACAATAGCACAAACAAGGCTGTTCCTAAAGGGTTCGGTCTTTTTATGTTTTAAGAAAGGAAAAAACAGAATGACAATGAAATTATCTAATCAATTTGAAAAACAACGTCAGGCATTTTTGGATGCCGTTACAAATGGCGCTCCTCAAGAAGAACAAGCGAAGCTATACAATGACATGATTGAGTCCATGACCAATGAAATGATGGCTCAAGCTCGTGATGCTGCTCGTGAAGAAGTTTCAGCTTTGAATCCATACGATGCTAAGCTGACTGCAGAAGCTCGTGAGTTCTTCAATAACATTGAAAAGGCAGCACCTCAAGGGATTGAGAAGTTCATCCCACAAGAAATTATTGACCGTATCTTTGAAGATCTGGTACAATCTCGCCCTCTCCTTCAACACATTGGCCTTAAAAACGCTGGTATCCGCTTGAAATTCCTCAAATCAGAACAAACAGGTCAAGCTGTTTGGGGGAAAATCAATGGAGAAATCCAAGGACAACTCAAACAAAAATTCAACGAAGAAGAAGCAATCCAACACAAATTGACTGCTTTCGTTGTAATTCCAAAAGATGCCGAAAAATTTGGACCAGCTTGGTTGGCAAAATTCGTCTCTGTTCAAATCACAGAAGCCTTTGCAGTCGCACTTGAAGCTGCTTTCTTGAACGGTGATGGGGATAATAAACCTATTGGGCTTTCTCGCACTCTTACAGGAACTGTTTCAGGCGACCATACAACTCATGATGAAAAAACAGCTCAAACTACTAAGTTGACTTTTGCGGACTCAGCTACCGTGGTCAAAGAATTGACAAAGGTTTACAAACATCACTCTGTTAAAGCAGACGGAAAAACTCCAGTTGCAGTCGAAGGTAACCTTGTAATGGTTGTTAATACAGCCGACGCTTGGGATGTGAAGAAACAATACACTTCATTGAACGCTCAAGCTGTTTATATCACAGCTATGCCATTCAACCTTATCTTGGTTGAATCTGTTGCACAGACGGCTGGTAAAGTAACTACATTTGTCAAAGGTCGATACGATGCCTATGTCGGCGGTGGTATTTCACTTGGACGTTACACAGAAACCTATGCTTTGGAAGACCTGAACCTTTACACGGCTAAGCAATTTGCTTACGGTAAGGCTCACGACGAAAAGACTGCTGCAGTCTGGAATCTAGAACTTCCTCAAGCCTAATCTAGGAGTTGAGCCATGACTCCAGAAGAACAACTTCATCCACTCCTTAAATCTTTCAAGGAGCGGATGAGGATTTTTCATAATGGGGAGGATGCAAACCTCTCCAAAATGTTGGAAAGTTCTGAGTCAGCCATCCTCAGTCTGGTCGGTAGCAAGGACTCTGCTGATCCACGAGTGAGAGAGCTTATTTTAGAACGTGCTCGATATGTCTACAATGATCAAGTTGAATTTTTCTACGGGAACTTTCAAGGGGATTTGATGGCATTATCACTAGAAAATTACAAATTGGAGGAAAAACATGATTAAGGTTTTAAAAGGCTTTTATGACCTCAAAGAAGGGGTATATCGTTCTACTGGCCAAGAGTTTGAAGCGACAAAAGAGCGCTTTGATGAAATCGATGGAGCGCTACCTGGCTTTGTTGAATGGTCACAAAAACAACCAGAAGTAACAACGCCTGATGTCCTATCAGACTAACCGCCCTAGCTATCGCTACAAAAAGCCCGAGGCTCAAAATGGAGACCTAAGAACCCCCTTGACTTTCTATACTTCTAAAGTCGAGGAGGGGCTTCATGGTCGTGATGTGTCTCATGAGAAGGCTTTTTTTACGATGGGCCAAGTTTACTCCCCTAGTTTCAAAGACATCGAGATTGCAACTGGTAAGTCTATGCAAGCTAAGATGACTTTGAAAATTCGAGATCCTTTGTCTGATTATCAGCCAAAGAATGAGCATTTTGTCGAAGTTGGCGATATTCGTCTAGGTGGCAAGAAATGGCAAATTATCGATGTTCGTCCTGATTTTGACAATCGGGATTTTTTGATAGTCGTTATTGGTGGTGGTCAAGATGTCTAGTGGTGCAGAATTGAGAGGCTTTGACGATGTCTTGAGAAACATTGAGGTACGCCTTGGTGATAACAAGGTCAAACGTGCTACCAGTCGAGCCTTGAAGGCAGTCGCAAACGAGACTCTAGAAGAGTTTAAAGGTGCTCTACAGGTCTACAAAGATACTGGAGAAACCGTTGAAAGTGCTACTGCTGGACGTGTGACGGGTCTTGCTGCTGGCGTCCCTGTTGTGAAAATCGGTTTTGGTGAAGGGTCTCGTTGGCGCTTGGTTCACTTGAATGAGTTTGGATATGGTAAGAACCCACATCCAAGGGGGTTCGGTGTCATCAGACGTTTTTCAGAGGCTCATGCTAAGACGTACAAATACAGAATCGCTAGTCATTTGAAGACGGAGGGGTTTTAGATGGTCAAAGATAAGTTTAATGAACTCTATGAGGCTTTGAAAAAAGATGAGTCTTTAGCTGGAATCAGTATCAAATCTTTTAAACGTCCTGACTCGTTACCAAATAATGAGCCAAGTATTGTTATTAGACCAGTTGGTCCGCCGATGCAGGCAGTTCATGGCAGTAATACGAGTCTGGCTAAGACATTTATCTATCAGGTCAATGTAGAGTCTAAAAATTATATGGAGTGCAAAGAACTCCAAAAAAAAATTGAAAAGATTATGGAAGACCATGGATTTTATCAAACCGTTGGTGGTTTGGATGAATGGATTCCAGAAATCAAACGCTATGTAGACGCTCGGACCTACAAAGGTCGGAGTGCTCTATACGAAGAATACTAAATTAAAGAAAGAGGTGCTATAAATGGCATTAGTTGGTTTTAAACGCATGACAATTCGTGTGTTGGATGGGGAAGCTACTCCAACACTTGGGAAAAACCTTTTCGTGGTAGAAGGTAAAACCGGTGAGGGTGCGACTCGTACCGCTAAGATTACAGGACTTTCAAGTGAACCTGTTAAAACTTACGGAAGCGATGTCGCTTATTACACATCAAAACGCGGTGTAGGTGATGTGAAGATGGAAATGACAGCAGTTGACATTCCTCACATGGTCCTTGCCAAAATCCTTGGGCATGTAGTTAAGGACGAAATCATTTATATTGGTGAAGATAGTGATGCTCCACTTTGTTCAGTTATGCTTGAATCTAAAACAGCAAACGGCACGAAAGCGCAAGTTGGTTTCTTCAAAGGTAGCTTCTCAATGGATGCTGAGGAGCTTGAAAGTCTTAAGGAGAAGCAAGAGGAACTTCCAGATGACAGCTTGAGTTTCTCAGCCATTGCAAGCGATGATGAAGAAATCAAAGGTAATTACTATGGTAAGTACATTGGTAATGACGAAGAAAAAATCAAGAAACTCAAAGGGCAACTTAAAATGGTTGCTGCAGGGTAGGAAGAGGGCGCAAGCTCTCTTTTTATCTTTTTTTCTAGAAAGGAAAGTAAATGGCTAAGGTTAAATTTTTAATTAAAAATGAAAAGGGTCAAGATGTTCAAAAGACCAGTAAGGAAATTACTACCAAGGACTATCGCGACTACTTGATTCTCAATGAAGCACTATCATCTGATGTGTCAGAGGTAGAGAAATTAGACAAGCAATTGGAATTTATCGCCTCACTGTTTGAAGATTTGGAAGTGGAAGAACTTTTGAAATTCACGGATATGGCAGATATTTTTGCGGTATTTACAGACATCTACTCTCATCTGGTGGGTGATGTTGACCCAAAGGAGAAAAAATAAAGCCAAGTGAAGCGCTGAAAAGGTTTTATGGATTTGTCAAGCAAGCTACTGAGGGTCCATATGGAATGAGTATTCGTGATGTGATGGATACGAGTTGGGAGGACTTGATGGGTGTTCTTGGTGAAACTGAATCTGCTAAAACTGAGGAAGTCATGGATCTTGCTGACTTTCTAGAAATGATTTAAAAAGGAGGATTTGAATGGCAGGTGGAACGCCGTTAGGTCAAATGTATATCGAGCTAGGGCTGGACGTGTCGAAGTTCAATCCTACTCTAAATGGTGCTAAGAATGCGGTTAAATACTTTCAAAGCAATGTAAAGGCGCTAGACAGCTCCCTTAAAAACAATGGGAAAAACACAGACTTGCTTCAAGCTAAGTACAAGACACTTGGCCAAGCGATTGAAGCGCAAAGAAAAGTCTTGGGCCAGATGAAGAAAAGTTTCGATACTCTCGAACCTGGTACGGCTAAATTTGATAAGGCCGCTGCTGAGATTGAACGTGAGAATGCTAAGTTGGTAGCCATGGAAGGTCAACTCCGTAACGTGCAACAAGCTCTGATTGCAGTTGGTAAGGAGAATAGCTTTGCGAACCGTATCAATAAATTTGGAGACGGCCTTATCAAAAGTGGCGATAAAATCAAGACTTTTGGTGATAACGTTTCGAGTTTGGGAGGAAAACTAACTACTGGTTTGACTCTTCCTTTGGTTGCTAGTGTTGGGCTTGTCACGAAAGCTGCGTCTGACTATGAATCTGCTTTTGCAGGTGTGAAGAAGACAGTAGATGAGACTGCAACCGTATCCTACAAGAACTTATCTGATGGCATTCGTCAGATGGCTAAAGAATTGCCAGCTAGTGCGGTTGAAATCGCAAATGTCGCAGAAGTTGCTGGTCAGTTAGGTATCAAGGCAGAAGATATTCTTACATTCTCTCGAACCATGATTGACATGGGAGAATCAACGAACTTGAGTGCTGAAGATGCTGCAAGCTCTATCGCTAAGATTGCGAACATCCTTGGCTTGACATCGGACGAATACAAACGATTTGGTTCATCTGTTGTTGACTTAGGTAACAACTTTGCAACAACTGAACGTGACATTGTTGAGATGACAAACCGTTTGGCGGCTGGTGGTCGACTAGCTGGATTGACTGCTCCAGATATCCTTGGTCTTGCTACTGCGATGAGTTCGGTTGGTATTGAGGCGGAGGCTGGTGGTACCGCTATGACTCAAACTTTGACGGCTATTGGTAATGCTGTTTCATTGACAGGTAAGGGCGCAGCAGATGACTTGAACCTCATCGCCAAAACTGCTGGAATGACCTCAGAGGAGTTTCAACAGGCTTGGAAAGAGAAACCTGTTGTTGCTTTGCAATCATTTATCAAAGGGCTCAAGGATGCACAAGAAAAAGGCGTAAACATGAACGCTATCTTGGCACAACTTGGGATGACGGGTATCCGACAAAGCAACATGCTGAAATCTTTGGCTCTAGCATCTGATAAAATGGGCGATGCTGTTGATCGTTCAAACAAGGCTTGGAAAGAGAATACTGCTCTGACAAATGAAGCTAATAAGCGATACGAGACAACAGAATCTCAACTGAAGATGTTCAAGAACCAAGTAACTGACTTGGCTATTGAGTTTGGTGGGCCACTTCTAAAGGCTCTCCGTGACGGTCTAAAAGCTGGGAAACCTTGGATTGATACACTCGCTACAATGGCTAAACAGTTCAGTTCTATGTCTGAAGAACAACAAAGAAATGTTCTTAAGTGGGCTGCATTGACTGCCGGAGCTGGTCCAGCTTTAAGCATTTTAGGGAAAGGTCTTGGAATTATCGGAAACCTTACGAAAGCACTTGGTTGGCTCACTAAAGGAACTGGTAAGGCAGTAGGTGGCATGTCCTTGATGCTCAAGACGTTTCAGGCTTTTCGAACAACTGGGAATCTATCCTCTGCTTTTAAATTGGCATCAGGTGGAGCGGTAGCGCTAGGGAATGCGACGGCATCAGCTTCATCTTCTACTGGGCTCTTGACAACTGCAATGGGTGGTCTCGCAAATCCATTAGGCTTGATAGTTGGTAGCCTTGCTATTGCGACGGCTGCTGCTGTTCATTTCGGAAACGAGAAAGACAAGGCTCGTATCAAGACGGAAGAATTTGGCTCTCAGTTGAGCGATACTGCTCGTGGAGAATTGCGAAGCTTTCAAAAGACTGTTGATGAAACCAGTACAGCAGTCGCAAACTTCGGGACTCGTGCTGGAGATGCTGAAAAGGTATCTGGAGCCTTTAAAAAGCTCTATGAAGAGATTGCTGCTGCTGCGGATAAAACAAACAAACGTATGGAGGAGTTGGGCGCTAAGTGGGGTCTCAGTGAAGAAGACATTGCGAAAGCAAAAGAAAAAAATGCCCAGGTCGTGTCTAATACTGAGTCCATGATGAATCAAATCAATGAGATTTATCAGCGACATAATGGTGATGCGAGCAAGTTCTCTCAAGAGGAGAAAGAAATCATCCTGAACAATCAGAACGAGATGATTAAGGCAAAACTCTCGATGATGGACTTGTCAGCTGAGCAACAGAAGGCAGCTTTACAAGCTTTGAATGGCGATGTCAGAAGTCTGAATGAAACGCAATTGAAGCATACTAAAGATGTTTTGAAACAAGCGCTTGATGAGGAAAAGAAACTCTACGAGAACTCAAAGAGTGAGTTGAAAGAGTTGCTTGATGGAAAAGCTATCGATCAAGAAACTTACAACAAGAAAATGCAAACTCTAGAAGTAAACCACACTCAAGCGATGGAAGCTTTGGGAAGTAAGTATTATCAAGTCATGCGAAATCTTGATGATAAGGTGAAAGCTCGAACTGGCCAAAGTTGGAACTATTGGGAAGAAGCCAAGAAAGTTCTGGAAGAATACGGCCTTTCCTATGAAGAAATCGGGAAGAAAGCTGCTGAAGCTTCTCAAAAGGTAGGTAATTCGCATAGTATTCTTGCTAACTATACTAGTGAGATGAGCAAGGAAGTGAAAGAGGCTAACGATGCCTGGTCGTTGTTGGTCGGTAACATTGATAAGAATGGGAATTTCCAAGTAAAATCCAATGTTAAGGAAGTCATCGGAGAGGCTGCTAAATCTGCGGAAGGTTGGGAACAATTGCAGTTCATTGCTAAAACTGCGGATATCAACTCAAACGCTCGTGTGACTATCGCTGAGGCTCTTGTCGAATCTGGTAAATGGAAAGACATGACCCTCGAAGAGAAACAAGTAATCGTCAAGAACCAAGCTGGGTTACAAGCCATCTTTGATAGTGAAACCCATCTTAAAACATGGAACAGTATGCCAGCCGAAGTCAAAGAACTCCTCATGAAGAATACAGACATCATGAACAAGGCGGAGGAAGCCTCAAAGGCTCTGTCTAATTATGAAGCTCTGAAACCAAAACAGAAGGAGTTGCTGGCTAATGATGAAAGCGTCCGAAAAGCAGTCGCTCGCTCAACTGATACTTTGACAACCTGGAATGCTACAACTCCGTTCACAAAAGATTTGAAGGCAGATCCTACGAATGTTTTGAATAATGGCCAGTTATCTATCGATAAGATTACAGCATGGAATTTTGCATCAGCCGAAACAAAATCTTTGGATGCTGTAGATAATACGAGCGCAGCTGTTGGAAGTGCTATTTTGAGTGTTAATTCACCAAAACAAGAAGCTCCTATCAACCTGTTTGCTGCTGATCAAACGGGAGGTGTGCGAAACGAGACGAGCGGTGCTATCAATGCTATCAAGCAGTACGATCCAGTGAATATCCTTGCTAAGAATGGTACTAATAGCACTGTTAGTGAGGTTAAAACGGGTGTGAATGGCATTCAGGACAAAACCGTTACTATTAGTGCTCGAGACAATGCTTCTGGTGTTCTTTCAGGTATTAAGAGCTGGATTGATAGTGTGACTGGTAATTTCTTTACGAATATCTTTGCGAGCAAGCATGCCCACGGGACTAACTATCACCCGGGTGGACTTGCTATCGTCAATGACCAACGGAACAGCAACTATAAAGAAATGGTTACTCTTCCGAATGGTCGGAGTTTCATCCCTCAAGGTCGTGATGTCTTACTTCCTCTACCAAGAGGTTCTAAGGTCTTGCGAGCGGATAAGACCAGACGTTTGATGCGTGAGATGGGTGTTCCGAAATACGCTTCTGGTATCGGTATCCCGAGCGATGCGAAATTCCTCCGTGAAATGGAAGAAGCGCAACGTAATATTACAATTCAGACTACTAGCGTCCAAAACGGGCAAGATACAGATAAAGTCGTGTCTGAGATGAGGATTCTGAGGTCAAGTTTAGAAAAAATCCTTATCGCTATCCTTAACAAGGACATAAACGCTTATCTGGATAGCTCAAAAGTTACGGATATTATTACCAGGAAGCAGAATGAAAATGAAAGATTACAACTGTTGATGAAAGGAGTGATTGAATGAGCGTAGTCACTATGCAATTTAATAAAACGGATTTAAGTGAACTTATCGAAATTCATGATGTTCGTCGAAATATTGGGAACAATCGCTCCATCGCAACTTCCTACACGTCGTCTATTGGAGTCAATGTTCAGCAACAGACTATCGATGCGAAGTTTATCGAAGTGGAGTTCTCCATTTGGTCAAAAGATAGGAATACCCTCAAGCACAAGCTTGCGGGTATTTTTAATGTTAGCAGCGCTAAAAAGCTTATCTTCTCAGACGAGCCTGACAAATACTATCTGGCCATGCCGATTGAGAGTATTTCGATGCAAGAAACGAGCGGGCGACGGTCAACTGGTTCTATGAAATTTATCGTGCCAGATGGCGTGGCGCATAGCTCTGCATACAAGTCTGTTACTGAGCCGATATCTGCTACAGATAGGCTTGTCTTTGAGGTGAATAACGAAGGCAATGTTGATGCGTATCCGATTATCACTATCAAGAACAACTACGAGAATGGGTATGTTGGCATTGTTAATGCGCAGTCTGCCTTTGAAATGGGCAATCGTGAGGAAATCGATGCCGAAATCGTAAAGGCATCTGAAGTTCTACTAGATTATCGAGGATCTAATATTCTAAAAGGGTTTCAGGATGCAGCGAAGGGAGTTGCGGTCACAAACGATAACAGAGAGCGATTGGTCGGCACTCTGAGTAAGACTAGCCTTTGGGGGCGTAATCATATTGAACTATCAGAACGTGGAACTTTTGAGAAAGACCGGAACAATGCACAAAGTTTGACATGGACCATTCCTGCTGATAGCTCTGGAGAAGTTGGGTCATTGAATGACTTTTTGCTTTGGAGACAGGTCTTTATGGCGGCAATTGCTAACCAATATGGATTTATCAAGGTTACTGTATCCGATACGGATGGCAATTTTCTTTATGGCGTAGAAACGTATAAACGCTATCAGACTCTTGATTGTGAATATAGTTTCTTTACAACAGATGGAAAAGGCGGCTATAAATACATCAAATGGTGGTACTTTATCGGTACTGGTGCTCAAGTCAGTAAACTAGATCCTTTTAGCGACGAGAAAGGTTGGACAGAGTTGAAACGGAATGATGACAAAGTTCAGGTCTTTTTCAATGGTTCGTACTATGATTTTGTCATTCCTGAATTAAAAGACAAGAAATCAGCCAAAATCCATGTCACTTTGGGAGCGGTCAGAGATAAGCCATTGCTACCTCACATGTACATCGATGAGTTTATGTATCGCAAGGATTTTGTTTCTGTTTCCAAAGATCTTCCAAACCGCTATCCCATCGGTTCTACAATCATCGTCAATAACGAGGAAGACACAATCATGGTTGATGGAATTAATAAATTTGGAGATAGGGTTCATGGCTCCTCATGGATCAAACTTCCTCCAGGTAAGAGCCAACTAGAGATTTATACATCAAGTTGGGTCAAAAAGAAACCAACGGTGTCTATAAATTTTGAAGAAAGGTGGCTGTGATAATGCTCTTAACAATCCATGATATGAACCTGCGACAAGTTGCATCTATCGATAATGATAAGCAAGGGACATTGAATTACTACGATGATTCATGGGTGCGTTATCTATCAACTGGTTCATCGACTTTTGACTTCACAGTCGCAAAGAAACTTTTAAGCGCAGACTCTGCCCTCACAAGAATCCACAATCACCTCAATGAGAAAGCGTTTGTTTCATTCGAGTATGGAGGGCGGACTCACCTTTTCACGGTTCACAAAGTGCTTGAAAATGAGCATTCTATAGAGGTTAATTGTATCAATTTAAACCTTGAGTTAATCAACGAGTACGCCAACGCTTACAAAGCTACAAAGACAATGACTTTTGTAGAATACTGCCAGGCGATGGATTTGTTGAACTATACTCTGCTTTCTGTTGGAATCAATGAAATTTCAGAGAAACAACTTAAGCTGGAATGGAGCAATCAGGAAACTAAACTGGCTCGTCTTTTAAGTCTAGCCAAGCAGTTTGGGGCTGAGATTGATTTTGAGACGAAGTTGCATGCAGATAGTTCTATCAAGTCTTTTACTGTGAATGTCTACCACGAGAACGACGGCGAACATCAAGGCGTTGGGCGAGATAGGACGGATATCAGCTTGACCTATGGTAAAAATATCGGGTCTATCACTCGTGAGATTGACAAGACTGGTATTTTCAACACTATACGGCCAACTGGTAATATGCCGACTGTGGAGGTAGAGGACAGCGGAGAACGACATCTCTCTAGCAAGAGGGTCAAGAACTCGGATGGCTCAACAACTGAGACGATTATTCGTACTGCGTCAGACGGGACGAAAAGTAAGACTATCGTTCATACAAAAATTACAAAACTAGCTGACAAGACACGTATCACAACGACCACAACCACTCGTTCTGATGGTTCTATTGAGCAGACTGTCACAACTAGCAAAAAGGGCGGACCTTCAAATACTGAGAAACGAGTCATAAAACCTCCTAAGAAAAAGGAGAAAGAAACTGATCCTGAGAAAGAGGTTCTGACTCTAGAGGGGTTGGATGATTGGTCTATTAAGAACGAGAGAGGAGAAGTAGAGTTTTACCAGAGAGGACAAGCTCTGTATGCTCCTCTCTCAATGCAACTCTATCCTTCAACCTTTACATCTGCAACAGCTAAGGACCAGTGGACGAGGCGAGACTTTCACTTTGACACAGACGAGCCAAATGAATTAAGACGTCTTGCTTACTTGAAGTTGAAGCAGCACTGTTATCCAGCTATTACTTATGAAGTAGACGGCTTTGTAGATGCTGAGATCGGCGATACAATCCAAATCTATGATGATGGGTTTAACCCTGCTTTAATCGTGAAGGCTCGTGTTTCGGAGCAGAAAATCAGCTTTACGAATCCAGCAAACAATAAGACCAAGTTTGCGAATTTCAAAGCCTTAGAGAATAAACTATCCTCTGACATCCAGTCAGCCTTTGAGCGTCTTTTTGAGGACGCCAAACCCTATACTATCAAACTAGCTACGGATAATGGTATAGCCTTTAAAAATAGCCAAGGTCAGACTATTGTGACTCCTACCTTAATGCGAGGGAACAAAGTCATCAACAGCGGCTGGCGTTGGGTTGTGGATGGTGTAATCAAGGCTACAAGCTCTAGTTACATTGTGAGGGCTGCCGACATCAACCAAAAGATGGTTTTGACTGTTTCTGCATGGGTTGATAACAAAGAGGTAGCGTCCGAGCAGTTGACTCTTATCAATACGTCTGATGGCCTGCAAGGTCAAAAAGGTGACACAGGACCGAAAGGTGACCCTGGACCACAGGGAGCAATAGGTCCTAAAGGAGACCGAGGGGAGAAAGGTGAGCGTGGAGAACGTGGTTTACAAGGACTCCAAGGTCCAAAAGGTGACCAAGGTATACCTGGCCCTAAAGGCGCCGACGGCCGTACAAAGTACACTCACATTGCCTATGCCGATACTATCTCAGGTAGTGGATTTAGCCAGACAAACGCCGACAAGGCCTATATAGGGGTCTATGTTGATTTCAATTCAACTGACAGCGTCAACCCTGCTGACTATCGCTGGACGAGATGGCGTGGTCGTGATGGAGCTGATGGGCTACCAGGTAAACCAGGAGCAGATGGGAGAACACCTTATGTTCACTTTGCTTATTCTGAAAATGCGGATGGTTCTGGTTTAACAATGACAGATAACGGACAGCGTTATTTTGGTCATTATTCAGATTATGAGAAACCTGATAGCGCAGATAAAACGAAGTACAAATGGGCTGATCGTTGGGCTAAAGTTGAGGTCGGTGGAAGAAATCTCTTTCTTAATTCATTATTCAAACGTAGTCTAAGAGAACGATACTCAACTTACTTTTTAGATGATAGTCAGGAGCAAACGCAAGGACAGCTCACATTGAGTATAGATACTAATAGCAAATTCAGAGGAACTAATACTTTGAAAATTGTATCTACGTTTAGTGGGACGGCGACTAATCAAAAAGTTACATTCAGAACTGGTGGCGATACACGTTTAGGCACCGTTGACGAGATGAAAAACAAATCTGTTAGGTTTAGTTTTTGGGCGAAATCCACTGTCAATAATACGAATTTTCAAGCTAGGGCAGGATACAGAAACACTGTTCAAGGTGTCTCGTTGACTACTGACTGGAAATTTTATGATATTGAGTTGACAAAAAAAGAAAACTCCAATGCAACTAATGAGCTGATTTTACATATCTTCACTGCTGCAACTGTCTGGATTGCCTTTCCAAAAGTAGAGGTAGGAACAGTCTCTACAGACTTTTCAGAAGCTCCCGAAGATGTTCAGAGGGATATAGACTCTAAAGCCGACCAAGGCCTGACTCAGGAGCAACTGAACGCTCTCAATGAGAAAGCTGGAATTATCCAGGCTGAGCTCGAGGCCAAGGCTAGCGCTGACACGCTTGATAACTGGATTAAAGCTTATCAGGATTTTGTTAAATCTAATGAAACGGCTAGAGTTCAAGCTGAGAAAGATTTGATTTCAGCTAGTCAGCGTGTCTCTAATATTGCTAAGGATCTTGGAGAATTATCTGACCGCTGGAATTTCATTGATACTTACATGAGCTCTAGTAATGAGGGCCTTGTAATTGGTAAGAATGACGGTAGCTCTAGCATGATGTTCAACCCTAACGGACGAATTTCAATGTTTAGCGCTGGTGTAGAGGTTATGTATATCAGTCAAGGGGTCATACACATTGAAAATGGTATTTTCTCTAAGACTATCCAAATAGGACGATTTAGAGAAGAGCAGTATCATATCAATCCTGATATGAACGTTATAAGGTATGTAGGATAGAAAGGAGTAAAATGGCTAAATTTAGTAGTTCAAGTGGGAGCTTGTATCTCAATGTTTATGTAGAGCAGGGCTCTCAGAGTATCACGGCTAACACCTCAACCGTCAACTGGCGGATGACAGTTAGCCGTACAGGCGCCTACTACACTCATAACCATCAAGGAGACAGTACGTTGTCTCTTAATCTGGATGGGCGTAACGTGCATTACAGCTACCCGACGTGGGAGACATCAGGCGAGGAGTACACTCTTGCTAGTGGGTCAAGTACAATCAGCCACAATGCAGATGGTAGCAAGACACTTCCGATCTCTTGTACTTTTGACCCAAATAACGGCCTGCATGGAACTATCACAGTATCAGCAAGCCTCAGTCTAACGACTATACCACGCTCTAGCTCTGTAAGCGTGAGCGCTGGAGTTATTGGTAGTTCGGTCACTATCAACATTAATCGTCAAAGTTCAAGTTTCAAGCACACAGTGCGCTATGCCTGGGCTGGCAAGTCAGGAACGATTGCAACGAATGTAGACACATCTACTGGCTGGACGATCCCTCTTGATTTTGCCAACGACATTCCAAACTCTGCAAATGGAACAGGGACAATCTACGTTGATACTTATTCAGGATCTACCAAGACTGGAACGCAGTCAACAACCTTGACGGCAAGCGTGCCAGCAAATGTGAAACCCACATTTACAGGAGTTTCCCTGTCGGACCTAAATGGTGCGGCTCAAAACCTCATCCCTAAGTCTGATACGTTCATCCAGGTAATCTCTAACATCAAGGTAGCGTTTAATGGCGCAGTTGGTTCCTACGGCTCATCAATAACTGGATACTATGCTGAAATCGTTGGCAAAAACCAGTCCACAAGTTCAAACGGTGGCAGTCTTGGCATTATGAATTATCATGGCACAATCAAAATCAGAGCTAGCGTCTCTGACAGCCGTGGTAGATGGTCTGATACTAGAGAGGTATCTGTAACCGTGCTTGAGTATTTTGCTCCAGCATTAAGTTTTAGCATAGCAAGAACGGGCTCAACCTCTAGCACATTGACCGCTATGAGAAATGCCAAAATAGCACCTCTGATGGTTGCAGGAAGTCAAAAGAACTCAATGACCTTGACATTCAAGGTTGCTCGGCTTGGGACTACTAATTTTCAAGTAGACACGGGACCAGCTACTGGCTCCTGGACAAGTATCTCAAACCTAGTCAATTCTCAGGCTAATCTTGCAGGCAATTATCTAGCTAATCAGTCATGGGTTGTCATAGGCACATTAGAGGACAAATTCACACGGTCTGATTTCATGGTCAACGTAGCCACAGAGAGCGTGGTTTTGTCTTATGATAGGTCAGGAGTTGGGGTCAACAAAATCCGTGAGCAGGGCGCTCTTGATGTAAAAGGTGACATCTTTGCTAACAACAAGCCCATTCAGCAGTATCAGCTGACTAATGCTGATGGTGGCTTAAGTAAAGGTAGTGCTCAATGGGATGATATTTGGAATAAGCAAGCTACAGAATTTGGTTGGAGAACAGGCAAATACGATGACAATCCAACAGGAAAAAACGGTGAGTGGGGTCTGTATCAAAATTTTTGGCTTGATAGCTGGAAAGGCGTCCAATTTTTCACCTCAATAGGGACAGGGCGTGTATTTGTTAGAGTCTATAACAATGCCAATAAATGGGCTCCGACGCAATGGAAAGAGATTGCTACAAAAGATGACATCCAAAAATACACTCAAGACTCTACTTGGCAAGTCCTACCTTTACAAAACAGCTGGGTACATCATCCTGATTACGACAAAGTTCAGTACTCAAAAACATTTGATGGAGTGGTTTACATCAGAGGCACGGCTTACAAAGGCAAAACAACAAAAGAGACAGTCATAGGAGTCTTACCTGTCGGCTTTAGACCTAAACAAACTATGTTTGTATCAGCTCTAAATAATAGCTATGGCATGGCTGTTTTAGGCATCTATCCGAGCGGTAATGTAGTCGTAAAGGAAAATGTTGACGCTACTTGGCTCAACTTTGATAACGTATCATTCAAAATTTAAAGGAGGAACTATGAAATTAGAGTACGGGACGAAGTCCCAAGAATACGACGCCAGCGGAACAGCATCCGCTACAAAGGTCACGTTGGTCAATTCAGACGGTGCTATCGTACCTGTCTTGCTACCAGCTGACAAAATCGGTTTGTCAAATACAGAACTCTTTGAGCTTGCCCTTGATGTTATCTATCAAGAAAACTTTCCGCAACGTGCGGAAAATGAAAAATTCAGCAAAGTAGCTCAAGAACTCCAAAAGAACAAAGAGGCAACGGATAAAGCTGAGCAAGCAGTAACAGAAAACAAGGAAAACCTTGACACGGTATCAGCTATCACTGAGGTCTTGATCGCCTTGGCAGTATCTCAAACTGGAGGAATGCCTACTCACGCTTATGGCAAGGTCGCAGCATTCATCAAGCCACTTGCCAAGGACAAACGTTACAATAACGGAGACATCATCTCAGGTGCTTATCCGTTTGACACCAATCCGAAATGGCCAAAGGGCACGCTGACCATTTTCAAGTTCCAGATGCAGGCCACAGAGGGCTACACTTGGAAAGAGCAGTTGCTATCTGATATGCTTCAGCAAGGTGTGCTTACTGTAGTCATGCCACGTATTGATTAGAAGGAGGTTGTATGCCGATTGAAGAAGCTGAAAAAATCGCTCAAAGTCAGGTAGCTTGGGCGATTTTGTTTATCTTACTTTTCTTTATTATCATTCGATATCTTATCAAGACTTCGGACAAGCGAGAGAAGAAGATTATGGATTTGCACGAGCAATCAAAGGCCGACTCTAACAGACGAGAAGAGCGTTTGATGACTCACCTAGAAAAAACCACTACAGAATTAACCACAATAACTCACACGGTCGGAGACATTCAAAAAGAAATGGTCCGCATGAACGACCGCATGGAAGAAATCGAAAAAGGAGAATAACACATGCAACAAATCACAGAAATCATTATCGCTTCAGCTACTGGAATCTTGACTGTTTTGGCAGGCATCGCAGTCAAAGCCATTAAGGATTTCCTTATCAAAAAAGGCGGAGAAAAGACAATCAAGATTGTTGAAATCCTTGCTAAGAACGCAGTAAATGCAGTTGAGCAGGTTGCTTCAGAAACTGGGTTTAAAGGCAAAGAGAAGCTGGAGCAAGCACGAACTAAAATCCGTGCTGAGCTCACCAAATATAACATCAGCATGACAGATAAAGACCTTGATACGTTTGTCGAGTCTGCAGTTAAGCAGATGAACGAAGCCTGGAAAGGGGAATAAGTATGGATATCGATACAAGTAGATTAAGAACTGACCTTCCACAAGTTGGGGAACAACCATATCGTCAGATTCATGCTCATTCAACTGGTAATCCAAACTCAACAGCTCAAAATGAAGCAGACTACCACATGCGCCGCCCAGTTGATTCAGGATTTTTCTCACATGTCGTCGGTAACGGCCGTGTGATGCAGACCTGGTACACAGACATGGGGGCATACGACGTAGGAGGTGGCTGGAACGTAGAGGGTTATGGTCAGGTAGAACTGATTGAGAGTCATGAAACCAAGGAAGAATTCATGCGCGATTACAAGCTCTATGTTAAGCTTCTACGGAACCTCGCTGATGAAGCAGGCATCCCTAAAACTCTTGACTCTGATAGCCTTGCAGGCATCAAGACTCATCAATATTGCACATACAACCAACCTCGCAATTACTCTGACCACGTTGATCCGTATCCTTACCTTGCAAAATGGGGCATCAGCCGTGAGCAGTTTAAAAAGGATATCGAAGGTGGCTTATCTGAAGCTGGCTGGAAACGCAATGAAACAGGTTGGTGGTGGGAGGAGTCAGATGGCTCTTATCCAAAAAACAGCTGGAAACAAATCAAGGGAGAGTGGTTCTACTTCGATGAACGTGGCTATTGCTTAATCAATCGTTGGTTCAACGATGGTAAAGACTGGTTCTATCTTGATAAACGTGGTGCTATGGTCACAGGATGGATGTTCCTTAACCATCGCTGGTATTTCTTCAAGTCAGACGGTCGTATGGCCACTGGTTGGGTTAAATATCGTGAAACCTGGTATTTCATGGAAGAAAAAGACGGCTATATGCTATCTAAACAATTCGTAAAATCAGGCGACGGCTGGTATTACTTGAAGGCAAACGGTGAACTTCACACAGACCCAGCATTCAAAACAGAACCAGATGGGCTTATCACTGTTGTCGATAAACCAAAAGAAGAAAAATAAATAAAACAGAAAGGACTTTCAAAATAGATTACACTAAAACCGCAGGCATTTGCCTGCGGTTTTTTTGTTTGTTCAAAATAGAAAAAGCAGTGACCGAAATCACTGCTTTACCCATTATAAATTATTTTAGAACTCTAATAAGTTACTTTCAACAACAGCATTGAGAGCTAGAGATTTGCTTCCATAATCTTCAAAATCAATAGTGATTGTGCCGTCTTTGATTTCTGTTACTTTACCCGTTCCAAATGTTGGATGTTTAGCTGTTAAACCTACAACGTCTTTGTGAGACTCAATCCATTCCTTGACTTTCTCATTTTCTTCTTGATCCTGCAGAAGACCAGACTGTTTCATCAATTCAACCACCTCAAAATATCCATCTACAAATGTCTGTTTGAAATCTGACCCCATAGACAGCTCGGAGCGTTTTACAGGCTCGCCAAGCCCTAGCATTAGTTTAATAGCTTTCAAAATGACGTCATCAGGGACGTTGCGACTGTCAAGCTGTCCGCCAACCGCGTCGCCATAAACGCCGTAGAAATGGCCATCTTCGCCATCAAGACCGTAAATATCCATGATATTACTTGTGCCAAGATTGCAATAAACTGCTCCATCTTCATTTACAATAGCATACGATACATCGTTATTTTTAATTTCTTCAAGTAGTTGTTTTGCGTTTTCCATTTCTAGCTCCTCTGCATATTTTTGTAATTTTTCTGCTGTCAATAAAGACATTTTGTCCAAATTTGTTTTTCCACTTCTAAGGTCTGAGACTGTCGTCCAAGGCAAATCTGCCCCTTTAGCGATTGCGCTTGTGCTCTTTTTGCTTTTTAATACTTTTTCTATTTGTTTTCTCATCTTTTTGCCCTCTTAAATAAAAATAACTCAATAAAACGATCAGTATATTTATGATTAAAATTTCCATGTTATTGTTCCTATTTTATGGTATAATAGGGAGTGAGGGGAGTGGTAGCTCCCCTATTCCCAAGGCGATTACTTAAACTTGCGAGGTCTAGGTTTTCGCTTTTTTTCTTTGCTCCAAATGTGATATGTAGCATATGCACCAGTTAGAGCTGTGATGTAAGCTGGCCCGTTATCAATTAGCTTTTCAACCAATCTGAGCCAATCATCTTTGTCCATTTTCCTCACCTCCTTTCCTTATCTTGATTATATTATATCACGGTACACCGAGAAAGTCAAGCGTTCTGATGAAGTTTTTTTAAATTTTTTCAAAAAAAATAGACCTTGTCCAGAGGTCGGGGAGTCGAAGGGGACACCCTCCAATGTAAACTATTAGAACTAAATTACAGCCTTCTCAACTATACGGGCAAAGGTGAGTATGAAAATGAATACGAAGATGAATACGATTTAAAAAAATGACGAAAAATAACGGAAATGATTTTAAATAAAAATAAGCAAAAACTAAACTATTGATAAGCAACAGAAAGCATTAGTAAACATTTGTCACTTATACCATAGTTCGTGACAGGTCCCGCTTTTTTTGATAAAATCATACAGTATGCCTTTGGGCACAAAGTATGAACTGGGACT